TTAGTCGCTATAATCTCACAGAAATTATACAGAGTCATTCTTGACCATATTTCCTGCACAATATATTCTGGTTTCTTTGCATGAAACCGTGTTAATCCTAATGCATATTTTAACTCGCGAAAAGAGGTTTCTATTCCCCAGCGTTTCGCATATAACTGTTTGATTTCACCAGAACTAAATTTTTCTTGTGGCAGATTTGTAATAATACATTCATAAGAGTCTTGCGAGATTGGAAAACGCGCTACTCTCATTTTTATTTCGTAAAACTTATTAAAATGCAGGTCAAGATAATCAAAAGGTGTTTTTTTCATAATAATTCTGTATTTTTGGGGATTTGCTTTTACTTCATTTGTCTGCTTTTTTGTGAGTGTAAGATTAACCCATTCGTCAAATTCATCACTCTCTGGCAACATTGTTAGTTTCGAAGCTATTCCATTACTTGTTACATCCTTGACGCGTATTAAGCAATACATTCCTTTATGTTCCGCATGCGCAAATATATTGTAGTTCTCATAACCCCTGTCTGCGATAAAAACAGCAGGCTGGCCACGGTATCTGTCAATCAATTCACACATAGCACTATTTTCATTTTTTAATCGGGCAGGTTGGATAATTGCATCTGTGTATCTTCTGCTGCATAAATCATAAAAAGCGTTTAAATGCAGCTGGTTGAAGCCTTTGCTGTCAGGAAGCGGTTGAAAATAGGTTGTTTCATCTTTAGGATTGCAGGCAATGCATAAATCCGAACCATCACAGGCAATTAATCTAAGTCCTTTATATGCAGCATTATCATTAAAAGATTTCGTGAATTCTTGAAATAAGAACTCAAACGCTTCTGGCAATATCTGTGCCCTGCGCTGGTTAAATGCTGAATCCGATGGCGTGGAACTGTCAAAATCAAAATATTCCAACAATTCATCTCTTAATGCTTTGCCCTCCATTGTAAGCATAAACTTCATTATCTCTTCAAATGACCATTTCTTTTTACGTGAAAAATCCGTTTCTGGATTCTTTGTAAACAACCAACGGTAAGAATCCATCTCTGTAATAATGGATAATAGTTTTTGCTTTACCTCTGTAGAATAATTCATTGTGTAATCCTCCTTGCAACCAAGATGTTTTCTTGATTACAAGGGCCGCTCTGACTATCTTTCTTTTTAGATAGTCAGAGCGGCCACACATTTGGTTTATCCTGTCAAGTGCTTTATGAAATTATACAAAAAAAGAACAGGGTACATATTTCTACATACACTGTTCTTTGCATCGTCCTTATCTAAATGACATTGTCTATGGGGTATCCTGATTTTTTGAAGGTGACCGTCCAGTTTGAAATGCTGGGCGGTTATTTTCAGCATATTTATGGCGAAACGGTATCATTCCATTTCAGGCAAGGCAGGCTATGTACATATCTGGATTTTCAGGGAAAATCCTTGAGCATCCGCTTTTTGTATGCTATATTATAAGCAGAACCAGAATTTGAATGGAAATGGGGTTAGGAGATGGCGGAGAATAAGCCAAAGCGAAAAATCCGTGACAGCGTGTTTACAAATTTATTCCAGGATAAAAAGTATCTGCTTCAGCTATACCAGGCACTTCACCCGGAGGATAAGGATACAACGGAAGAGGAGATAGCGGATGTTACCATCAGGCATGTGTTGACAGAAGGGGACTTTAATGATTTGGGTTTTTCAGTCGGGAACCGCCTGATGGTGTTGGTGGAAAGCCAGTCAACATTCACATATAATATTATCATCCGTGCGTTGATGTATCTGGTGCAGACTTACCATGAATATTTCAAGCGTACAAACCAGAACCTTTATGGCAGCAGGAGGGTGGCAGTGCCGAAGCCAGAGATGTATATGGTATTCACTGGCGAAAGGAAAAATATTCCAGATATAATATCCCTCCGGGAAGCTTTTTTTGGCGGGGAGAAGATAGCCCTTGACGTGGAAGTGAAGGTCTTGTACCAGGAAAATGAGAAAGACATTATCGGGCAGTATATTATTTTCTGCAAGGTATACAGTGAACAAAGAAAGATTCATGGCAATACAGAACTGGCAGTGACGGAGACCATCCGTATCTGCAAAGACAGGAATGTGTTGCGCGAATATCTGATTAGTAAGGAACAGGAGGTTGTGGATATTATGATGACATTGTTTGATGATGAGCAAATTTTAAGAGCTTATGCAAAGGATATTGCAGATGAAACAGAGAGAAAGACAGCAGAAAGGATGATAAAACTTGGTAAAATGTCATTAGATGAAATTTCTGTTTGTGTTCCAGCTTTATCTCTCGATGAGTTAAGGGAGATAGAGGCAGAAGTGATGCAGTTGTCGTAAGCAAACAGTTTTAGATGAGTGGAAAGGCGTATGGGGTATCAGACCATGCGCTTTTCTGCTAATCTAACTGGGGTATCTAAGAAAGGTCTTTCTATAGTTTTCGTATCCACACATTTTTGTTGAAATGGTATCGTTCAGTTTCAGGCAGGGTAAATAAAGCGAATGTCTGTATTGAAAATAACTGGGGTATCCTCCAAAGGCAAGGTTTATTATCCATAAAGTGTCCAAGCCAGTTTCCTGCCTGCAATAACCGGGGTATCCAGGGGACTCCTGAAGGAATCTGTTTTTTTACAGACAGGTTCTTTTTTTGTGCGGTTTTATGGCATCTGAGACCCGGAAATGCAGAGGGTTGACTTTATGCCGGGGCAGAGCTAACATCACACAGACGTAAGAAAACATGTCTGACTGTGCTATATGCCGCAGCAGGAGGGAGTTTCCACCAACACGGAACGTTTTCCTGAGACCATGTATTTACAGTATCAATTTTAGGGGGATACTGCGATGATTGGAGATAGGAAAAAACGTGAGATGGAGCATGTGGGGAAAGAACTGGATTCCAGGCTGTTAGTGTCTGAGTTGCTGGATGTTTTGTTAAAACAGGGCATTATCAATTTCCCGACATATGAAAAAGCAAGAAAGGAAGTGGGGCACAGAGATGAACGCACAATACCTGAACAAACATGACGCAAGGAATGTATCGGCAAAGAGGAACGTTAAGGAAGGGAAACGTAGGGTGGCGATTGACGTGCGCGTCAGCACCCAGCATGAAATGCAGATGAACGCGCTTGACAACCAGAAGCAATGGGTGGTCAAGCTAGCGGAAGAGCATGAAGATTGGATTTTTGACCCGGAGAAAGACCTGTATGTCGAAGAAGGGATCTCCGGCACTTCGCTCAAGAAAAGACCGCAGTTTACAGAAATGATAAGGAAAGCGAAAACCGGGGAGTATGACCTTATCGTTGTGAGGGAAGTCAGCAGGTTTATGAGGAACGCGAAGCTGACGCTTGGATTAGTGGACGAGCTGCTGAATTATGGGGTTGAGGTGTATTTTGTGAATGACGGCATATGGAGCCGCAATGAAGGCGATTATTTCAAGCTGACAATCATGGCGCAGTATGCGGAGCAGGAGTCAAGGAAAATATCTGAGCGTGTGTTCTCAGGTCAGGCTGTGGCAAGGGAGAACGGGGTATTGATGGGCAACGGGAATATCCTGGGGTATGATATCGTCAGAGGGAAGAAGTCACGCCAGACGACCTACGTGATTAACCCAGAACAGGCGGAGACTGTCAATGACATTCTGATTTTGTAATTTTTTGGCGTTTAAATTTTGCATTTTTTAGGCAAAAAATTAACTGCCAGATTCAAACAATGTATTTACAACAGTGTTTGTATTAGACATCATCTCCTTCCGTTCTTTTAGTCGATAGCTTTCACCCTTTATACTAATCACCTGACAATGGTGAAGTATCCTGTCTAAGATTGCAGAGGCTATTGTTATATCAGAAAACACCTCATTCCATGAGGAAAAAGCCTTGTTTGATGTAAAGACAGTCGAATTTTTTTCATATCTTTTAGCTATTAACTGAAAAAACAGATTTGCTCCCTGTATATCCATTGGCAGATACCCAATTTCATCAATAATCAAAACCTTATACTTGGCATAGTTGTTCAATCTTTCCTGAAGCCGGTTTTCATAATGGGCCTTATTTAACTGCGCTATGAGATTATGACAGTTGATATAATATGTTGAATATCTATGCTGGGCAGCTATCATTCCTATTGCAACAGCTAAGTGTGTCTTGCCAACTCCAGGCGTTCCTAAGAACACTACATTTTCTTTATTTTCAACAAAACGCATTGTGGCTAGTTCCATGATTTGGTCCCTGTTTATGCTTGGCTGGAAATCAAAATCAAACTGTTCCAAAGTTTTTCTGTAAGGAAAACCTGACATTTTAATCTGATTTTCAACTGCCCTGTTTTTCTTTGTCTTTGCTTCCTCGGCCAGTAAATAATCCAAAATTTCAACAATGTTTTTCTTATCGCGGATAGCTTTTTCAAGATAATTATCAAGAATCAGGGAAGTGTTTTTCATATTTAATATTTCAAGGTTCTTCTTTATTCTTTCATATACAGTTTCACTCATAGTGTTGCACCTCCCATCAGCTCATCATATTTTTTCAGGGAATGATCAGGTATACTTAAATCCATCAAATCAGGATTATTAAGCAGCGTGTTTTCAACATCAAAACCTGATTTAACAATCATGGATTTATAGTGTTCTTTGTTGACATTGAAGGTGTTTTTGCTATAAGATAACTTATGTAAAGCTATTTGTTTACCCTCGAAGTATGCTGCTAACATATGGTCGAGGACAATGACTGTCACATCCCTGCCAACGCATTCTGCTGGAACAGAATATTTGTTGCCGGCATAGCTGATGAGGCAGTCTTTTTCAACTCTTCTTAAATTTATCTTATCCATAATGTATTCCCTTTTTAATGGCTGAAGATTTTCCACTGGCAGCCTATCAATAGGACGTTCATTTGTAGTGCCATGGACTTTGGCATTTATTTTATTACACCATGCATGTGCCTGACTGTTTAAATGTTCCAATGAGTTATATTTAACTCCCACCATAAAGTTTTCTCTTACATATCTTACGGTTCGTTCAACTTTACCTTTTGTCTGACCTCTGTATGGGCGACACAATATAGGTTTATAACCGTAAAATCCGGCAAAATCTTCAAACTGTTTATTTAATTCACTTTCAGATTGTTTCATCATCCTTTTTACAACAACCTGCTTCATGTTGTCATACAGAATTTCTTCAGGATATCCACCAAAGTATCTGAATGCATTAATGTGGCATTTAATAAGTGTTGTTGCACTCATGTCCGTGACAAACTCTATATATCTCATCCGAGAGTATCCAAGTATCATAAGAAAGCAGTATAATTTCTTATATTCTCCATTCTCCAGCACCTTGTAATTTTCAAAGAATCCCCAGTCAACCTGCCCCTGCAAACCAGGCATGGTTTCAAATCTTACTGTAGCCTTCTCATTTAAGTCCGCTTTTCTTGTTGCAACATACTGCCGTACAATTGTATATTTACAGTCACATCCCTGTTCCATTAGTTTTTCATGAATGCGTACTGCGCTGTAGGGAGCTTCTTCCATCCACATATCTATTAAATGCTTGTATGGATCAAGCTTTGAAGGTTTGGGAGCAGTAAGCGTATATACTGGTTTGGTATCTGATTCAGCATATTTCTTAGCTGTTCTTGGATCAATGTGATGTTTTCTGGCTATTTCAGTATAACTAAGTCCTTTCTTTCGTTCATTTCTAATTTCCATCCATAAGTTTCCTTTCATCTTTATTTACTCCTATAATGTTTTTATAAGAGTGTATCATATTTTACAATACATCCAAAAACCTACAAAATTTAAACGCCTTTTTCTTACATTTTAACACCGTCATTGACAGATGTTTTCTGCCGGGATATCAACAGCGGTTAAGAATTACAAGACAGCCGGTTCTGAGATGGCAAGTTCCATTTCTGCGTTGGGGGCAACCGCAACCAATAACAAGGTGCCATTGGAAGAACAGCTTGCAATATTGGGGCAGCTTCAGACAACGATGAGTGGTTCGGAAGCAGCAACAAAATATAAATCGTTCCTTAACCAGGCAGCATCGGCAGGAAAGAAATTAGGGCTGTCTTTCGTGGATGCCAACAATCAGCTGCTATCTACACCGGAGATATTGGATAAACTCAAAGGCAAGTATGGGGATACCATTGATGCGGTTGAGAAGCAGCAGATAAAGGAAGCATTTGGAACAGATGAAGCTGTGGCAATGATTGACCTTCTGTATTCAGATATAGACGGTCTGTCGGGTGGCATTGATTCGATGGCGGAAAGCATGAAGAAAGGCACTGCTGTCACGACAGAAATGGCAGAGGCAATCAACAATACACCGGCACAGAAATTTCAGGTACTGAAACAGCAGATACATAACAATGTGGAGGAACTTGGAAACGGACTGCTCCCGGTTGTCAATGAAACAATGGACAAAGTAAGCGGAGTCATACAGAAAGGCTCGGAGTGGATCAGCAACAACCAGAAAACCGTACAGAGCATTATGAACATTGCATTGAAACTTGGCATTATCCTGACAGTGTTAGGATCGGTAATTGGCGTTGTCGGCACAGTAGGGAAAGCAGCACTGGCAGCAAAGAACGCAATAACAGCGGTCAAGGGTGCATGGACAGTATTAAGCGGAGCTTTTGCAGCCTCCCCTGTCGGGTGGGTAGTCATAGGAATAGTGGCTCTGGTCGCAGCGTTTGTACTGCTATGGAATAAGTCAGAAGCCTTCCGGAATTTTTGGATAGGATTGTTTGAAAAGGTCAAAGGTGTGGTTCAGAATGCGTGGAGCACACTGCAGCCTGCACTCCAGAACTTGGGACAGAAACTCATAGGGCTGTATGAAGCAGCGAAGCCGATTTTGAAAGTGATAGGCACGATTGCTGGGGTGATAGGCACTTACTTTGTCGGCACATTTGTCGGGGCGATACAGGGTGTTCTTGCAGCATTGACACCACTGACCAATGCACTCTCCAGTCTGGTTTCGTTTGTTACAAATATAATCAATGCCATTGTAGCCTTGTTTAAAGGCGATTTCGGTGGGGCGTGTGACTTCCTGATTGCTGCGGTCGACAATGTAAAAGACTTCTTTATCAACGGATTTGATGCAATTTTATCATTTATTGGTGGATTTGTAGACGGATTTTTGAACGTGGTAGGAGGTGCGTTGGATGCTGTCGGCATAGACGCTTCAGGGACAATTTCAAAAATCAAGAGTACCGTTTCAAATGGACTGAATGCGGTCAAGGGATTTTTCGGAAACATTATGGGAGCTGCTGCAGACACAGCAAAGCAGAAACTGAGTAATATCAAGAGTGCCTATGAAGCCAATGGCGGACGAATTAAAGGCGTGGTGGCAGCGTCACAGGAGGCAGTCAAGGGTTACTTTACAGCGGGGCTTTCCTTTATTGACAATTTGACAGGAGGAAAACTTACAGCCATAAAGAACAAATTCACAGACGGTCTGAATGGGGCAAAAAATGCTGCGACCAGTGTGCTGGACAATATAAAATCCGGTTTCCAAAGCAAGTTAGATGCAGCGCACGCCATTGTTACCGGAGTTGTGGACAAGATAAAGGGTGTGTTCAATTTCAACTGGAAACTCCCGGAATTGAAGCTTCCCCACATCAGCGTGACAGGCGGAGAGGCTCCGTTCGGTATTGCCGGAAAGGGTTCACTTCCCAAGTTTGATATCCAGTGGTATGCAGAGGGTGGCGTGATGACAGCCCCGACAATCTTTGGAGCAGCCGGAGGCAAGCTGTTAGGCGGAGGCGAAGCCGGAGATGAGGCAATTCTTCCATTGTCTGCATTGTGGGATAAGTTAAAAGTATTCATCCATAATGAAATGGATCAGGATGAGGATAAGAGCCAGGGCAGCGTTGGCTCGGTCATATCTGCACTGACAAGGAAAGAAACAAGGACGCTTGAGAGCAAAGAAAAAGTAACAGAAAGAGACATACAGGAGTTGAAGTCCGGTAACGGAAAAGGGAATACAATCATCCAGAAACTGGAGATAAGGGTTGATGTCGAAAAGATAAAAGACCTTCCGATGCTGTTCAAACTGATTGATGAGATTAAGGATGCACAGAATTCCACAGATGAACCGGTAACAGCCTAGAGGGAGGGAAGCATATGCTTTTAGTTCAGGAACATTTGATAAAACTCGGAGGGGTGAAACTTTCCGGTCAGATGAAGAGCATTGACATTTCTGAAGTTGCAACGATTGAGAACATAGAGGATGACAAAGGAAAAACAAAAGCCAATCAGCCAACAGGCTATGAAGCAGCGAAAATTTCTATTGAGTTCATTTTGGAAGATTCAAAGAAAATGACACAGATCGAACAGATATCCGCTATGCAGAGGCTTTTCAAACCATACAAGCAAAAGAAGGCAAAACTCCTGAAGGTGGTAAATGAGGATTGCGCAGCACGAGGCATCTCAAAAGTGTATTTTGAGAAGCTCGGCACAAAAAATGAAGTAGCCGAAAGTGAAAGGACTGCTACGTTGGAGCTGCTTGCTCCAACGATAGCAGGAATTAAGCTGAAGCCATCCAAACAGGCAAAAGCAATAAAGAAACAGATGAAAAAAACTTTTGGAAAGTCTAAAAAAAAGAAAAGCAAAAGTCCGTCTGCTAAAAAGCGTTCCACAGCTGCAGCAAAGAAAAAGGCGAAAAAGCTAATTAAGTAGGAGGTGCGGAGATGGGATATAAAAGGTTAATCAGCCCGGAGTTCCGTATCAGCACAAAAAAGTATGAGATAACCAGTGGCATGGAAGTGGAATGTTTTAGCAGCCGGGAGTCCCGGTCAGATTGGTGTAAGGTGGAACTTACATCTCAGCTTCAGGGTATTATATCGTATGAAGATATGGAAAAAGCCATAGTGGAACTTGGATATGGGGATGACTATGACATTCTCCTGCAGGGATACTGCAGAAGGACTGAGGGCGATTACTGGAAGGAAATTATGATCCGGGACGCCATGATAAAGGTTGAGAGGACTGAAATCAAAGGAACTTTTATTGACTGCACTCCGCAGGACATTATCCGGTATGTGTTGACACAGGCAGGAATTAAAGAATACCGGCTGAATGGAATGGAGTATGGGAAAAAAGATACGTTTATCGTAAATAAGCAGAATGGGATTAAGACAATAGCACAGGTTGGAAGTGCATGGGGGATAGATAATGATTTCTTTTTCCAGAATGAAATCTTTTATTGGGGATGCAAACCAGAGCAGGAAACCATTTATGTTCTGGAGGAGAGTGAAAATATACTTTCCCTGAAAAAGTACGGAGAACTGTATGAGATAGAAATACTGGGAGTCCCCTGGATACATCACAGCCAAGAGATAGAAGTGTTACATTCCAAGTATTCAGGGACAGTAAAGGTTGAAAAGACAATCATCAAGAGCGATGCGAGGGGATATACAAGAATGTATATTTATTTCAAAGGAGGCGGATAAGGTGTCAGATATGCTTCAGACATTTGTAAAAAAGGAAATGGAAAAGCAGATTCGGGAGAAATATCCCCATGTGCAGCATCCTTCAGGGATGTATGCAAAAGTTGTCAGGTCTAAAGAAGTCAATGGGAGGTATTTGTGCACGCTTAAAATTCTTGACATAGCCATGAACACTGACAATGATTTTCCAGAGATACCAAATGTAAAAACGGAAATCGAACTGAAACAGGGGGATATTGCTGTAATTCTTCTTTTGTATGGCGGAAGCATTGTTTTTGTGTTAGGAAGGTATGAATCATGACGATAGTAGGAGAAGACAATACAGACATTAAGCTGGATGCTAACGGTCAGCCGGTTTCTGATAAAAATGGAGACTTTGCAACTGTGTCTGGTGATGAGTGTTGGGAGCAAGACTTGAGACTGGAAGCACATACAGAGGAAGGCGAGCTGTTTTATGAAGATGAAGATGGCGATGAGGCATATGGTTTTGGATTGCTAGATTTTGTCCATGCAGAGAATGATGAGTTTACGCAGACGGAGATTATGCAGCGTGTCAGGGGCAAACTTGCTAAGAGGACATACCTTGACTTGGCAAAGACCACGCAGGAGGTAACATTTCGTGATGGCATATATTATGACAGTGTATCCATCGCAAAGAATGATTCCAATGATGAATATAATATGGAATTGTCGACGGAGGAAGTAGAGGTTGAGAGTGAATGATAAGTGAAGAAATACTCGACAAGGTCTGCCCTGTTCCTGATGAAGAAGAGGAAATGGAGAAAATCAGGAGAGAACTGGAAAAAGAAGGCTTTATCATAAACAATTTTAACAAAGGCGGTATTTTTTATCTGATTATCAGAATATTTGTCACAATTTACATAGAGATAAAATCACTTGCCCGGACTGTCATCAATAATCTGTTTATTAAACATGCGGATGAGGACTGGCTCGAGATAAAGGCTCCAGACTTTGGCAAGGCAAGAAAGGAGGCTGTCAAAGCTCAGGGATATGTAACTGTTTACCGGAATGAATACCAGAACGCTTTGCAGATAACAAAAGGGCATATGTTCAAAACCCTTCCAGATGTAAATGGAAAGGAACTAAAATATTATGTGCTTGATACAACGGTTATTGGTGCAGGGGAAGAAAGTGGCAGGGTATTGGTGGAAGCGGAGGAAAGCGGTACCAGTTATAATTTATCTTCCGGGAAGATAACCATATCCATGATACATCTTGATGGCGTGGAGGCAGTATCCAATGAAGAGGGGTGGCTGCATCTGGAAGGTTCTGATATAGAAGATATTGAGGATTTTCGGGAACGAATCGGTGAGTCGTGGTCAGAGCTTGCAGAACTGACCACAGAGGATAAGCTGAAGAATGTAGCAAGGAAAGTCAGCGGTGTTTTGAGCGTGGAGGTGGATGCACAGCATCCAAGAGGGCAGGGGACAACGGATATCATTATCACAGGGACAGGTGGTGAGGCTACAGAAGAATTGTTGCAAAGGGTAGAAACAGCCACAAGTTACCTGAAGGGAAACTATGATGATTTCCTTTATAAATCGTCAACGGTTATTCATCAGGACATCAGCCTTACATTATATATCGCCAAAGAAGCCTCTGTTGAGGGCGTAAAAGCAACAGCGGAACACATTATCGAAGATGTGCTGCAGCTTGGAAAACGTGAGGAATTGAACTGCCTGTATATGGATGATGTGCGGTATGCTGTCGGACGGCGAATTGAGGGAGACGCAAATGACGAATTATTTTTCCAACCTTTATCCAATTGACTGCGCAGTGCTGTCTGTGAATGCACAATCCTACCGAAAATATGGCACGCTGCCAGAGCATGAATTCCTTCCTGAAATATAAAAGGCCATGGATCCCATCAAGAGACCCACAGCCCTATGAAGCATTCAGTTCTTCAGCTGTCCGGCAGCCAGGGCGGGCAGATGGATCAGGCCGGTGGCGACAGTCACCGCATCCACCTTCCGCATCAGGGAGCCGATCCTTTCTTCATTCCAAAAGATATCGGAGAAATCGGAGAGCTCGCACCCTACATCAAGGTTAGGGATGCACAGGTAGTTCCCATATTTATGCCGTCCGGCGAGGATGTGGAAGTAAGTCCCCCGCCCATTGATCTCAGCTTCATACCATCCGTTCTCCGTGCTCAGCAGGATGATCTGCCC